AGCCAGCAAGGGTGGCCGCATCAGCACCAGAAGAACCTATGCCGTAAGCAATGATGCCCCATGTACCTGCCGTGGTTGGGTTGGCTGTAATGTAGATGTACTGAGCCTGACCAGCGGCGACCGTGACAATGGTGTTTGCGCCAGTGAAATCCTTGACCGTTAAGCTGACAGCGCCTACGTTACGGATCAACGCATCTTGGCCTACCGAAGCCTGATTGGCTGGAGGCATCCACAATTCGTTTGCAGTTGAGGCGGTAGACACCTCCATGATCCGAGCGGCAGAGTCGTCAGCAATTGAGCCGTTAATCGGCCAAGTCAATTGCAAGTCTGTCGTCAGCGTGATGCGGCTATACGATACGTCAGTGGGCTGGATGACGTTGCCAGTAAAAGGGCTGTTGTAACTCATTATGTATCCAATACTGAGGCTTGACGATCACCGATGCGCTGGATGTCCTCTTGCTTGAGAGTCTGCATGATGAGGTCGTAGTTCTGTTGCCACATAGGCATACGCTCGTCGTTCTTGAGGAACGGCATGGCTTGCAACAATGTCCCATAAAGCAACGCTTGCGGGGCATAAGTTGTAAACCAGTTTGTTTGGTTGGAAGAATCAAGCGGCTGAATTCGCTCGTAGTACAAAACCTCAAAACTATAGGCCACATCAGGCGTGGGAGCTACAAGCCAGTGCGTGTAGTCATAGTCGCCGTAGTATGCAGGTATGCCCTTTAGTGTGGCATCGGGCCAATACTCGCGCAGGTACTCATACTTGCGGAGCAAAACAGGTTGGCTCTCTCCGTCAACCGTGACATTCATGGACACAGTTTTGTGCCAACGGGCGGGCTTGTCGATGATAGATTGGCCCACCACCATTGTGCTGGAGTTGACTGTCAGGTTGCCCAAAAACTTGATTTGGCTGGCAATGATCTGCTCGGCCAGCATGATGAACAGAGGTATCTTCTCAAGAGTCGCCGCATCCGTCCTGTTCAGATAGGACTGGATGTTCTCCACAAGGGAGTCATAGGTCATTACCGATGCGGCTGTCATGCTTTACCCCACGTTTCGTTCAAAGTGAGGACAATCCACTAGCGACTTGAAGTTTCCGCCCCAGCGATTTTTGGGGTTCAAAGTCTCCCAGTAAGCACCCAGTGGCGCAAGGATGCCCTTGTCCCATATTATCTGCCCATCCTTGAAAAAGTTCAAGTCAATGGCGCACCTCTTAAGGTGAATGGAGTTCATTGTCTTTGAGCGGCCAGTTTTAAAATAAATGGCCTGCTGTTCTGGTGTTCGAGCCAATTCGCCGCCAGTGACCACAAAACCCTGATCCGTGGCGTGTTGGATCAGCTTGCACATATCCAGCAGGAAAGCGGCTTGTTCTTGCGAAAGGCTCATTTCACTCTCCTCATATCGGCCAACTTCTCAATTGTGCGGCCACCAAAATACGCGCCCATGATCAGCATTCCCCATTGACCTAGCAACTGGACGTAGGACTCGTTGGCATTCAAACCGAACGCAGACATCATGGCAAAGATAAAGTACCCCACAAAGATGGCTACAAGGCTCATAGGGCGGATATTCTTGGACAGCCAAGAGTCACTACCCATGTCCGCCTTCCAGCGGTCAGAGACGTTGTTGTCCTCATTCTGAGCGGCTTGAGCAAAAACCCGAAGCTCCTCCAGTTCGGCCTTGGCTTTCATAATCCCAAGCTCAAGCAGGCGCTCCTCGTGGTCATACTGAAGTTGGCGCAACTTGGCTACGTCCTCTGGAGTCGGGTCGTCGGGAATCTTGATTCCCAGCGTGTTCTCCACAACCTCTTTGCCCTTGGCTTGGATTGCAGATGACAAAAGGCCCAGACCATTCTGGGCCAATGTACCGAGCAGTGATGCAACGATTGGAATCATGTCAATCCTTTCCCGTCAGGGTTTTAATTGTCTTGGTGACTGGAACCTTCTCTTCCAAAATGGCAATGTGCATTCGGTTCTCTGCAATCTGATCACGGTTGCGTTGAATCTCTTTTTCAAGGTCTTGACGCAGTTTTTCACGGGCTAGTTCGGCTCCAGAATTTGGTGCTTGCCTATTGTCAGATGTGACCACCAGCGAAATCTTGCTGTTGAGAACCGTTACTTCATGCGACAAGCTGGACAAGGCACTCATTAAATAAACTACGCAAGAAAAAAGAAGAGGCAGGAGGGCAAAGGTAATCTTTTCAATAAGTTGCCCTTTACTCTCCATAGCTTGTATTTTTTCATCACTCATAGTCCAAGCACTTTCTTAACAAACTCAGCGGCAACGCCGGGGCCAAGCAACACCGCCAAGATGACGACATAGAGCAGTCGCTCAATCTTGGTCATCCTCTTGGAGCCATCATCAAAGCGCCCTTGGATATTCTCGTATCGTTGGGCGCAAATCGCTTCGTGGACACTCAATCTCTTGTCTGTCTCAGAGGCAAGTTCGTGAACGTCCGCCATGTCATTCGTCTTTCGGCTCTTCTGGCGCTGGTGGCTTCGCGGCTTCTTGGATGGCTTGAATCAGGCCATACACCTCTTGGTAGGGGCGGGTTCCAAGGTAACCAAGAACTTGGTTCACAACTTCAATGTCAAGGTGCAGTTTCATGTTTTTCCTTATTTGGCGGCATCGCGCAGTGGGGTTAAATCTTCAGTTGTCCAAAAGTCTTTGGCAAGCATGATGTTCAGATGCTCTTTGTTGCGGCTCAAGCAATCTGTCCAATCGGTTTCGCTCATGTACTCAGGCTTGCTTCCATTGATGAGGTTTACGCTGTCCATAGCGGCTTTGTAGTGTTGAGCAATTTGCTCTGGTGTTTGGTTTTCCATAATTTACTCCCAAGTTAAGATAATCATATCGCCTACAATGTCGCTGTAGTTTTGTGGCTCGGCGCGGGTTTTTGCATCCACTTCAGCGTAGACTTCATTGTACTTAGCCCAAAACTGATCTCGTAATAAATTTACGCGCTCTGCTTCAGCTTTGTACTGGGTGTTAGTACTGCTTAAATAAGACACCGCGCTGACTACATCAAAGTAGCCACGCTCACGAGCAAACCCGTCTAAAACTGAACGAGCAGTCATGCTTACATTACGGCGTAGGTGGGCTTTTTGCTCTACCTCTTGCTTGGCAACTGCTTGCTGTTCTTCTAGAGGGGTGTTAAATAACGACTCGACCAACCACTTGACTTGCCAACCACCATTAGCTTGCTCTGCGCCGTTTTGTCGAACTTTTTGAAATATAGGATTGAACTCAGGCAACGGAACAGTGACCACTGGGTCTGCGCCATTAAAATTCAACACCTCTGGAGTAAGCACCGCAGGTAGTGGCGTTCCAATAAACACCCGATAACCCGCCTCGTCAAAAAGACGTTCTGTTCTACGATCACGAATAAAGTTCATAAATTTCCCCTAACTAGAAAGATAACCAACAGACGTTGGTTTATAGCCACTAAATTTATAACTAATAACATAGTTGTTATTAGTTAACGATGCTGTTTGTCCTGATTTATAAACTGCACCAGCAAGGAAGAAACTGGTGTTTGCTGTGCCAAGACTATATTCAGTGTAAGTTATTCCGTTTGTGGATTTATATAAAGCATTTCCGTAGCCACTAGCGGAAGTTGCCACACCAACATACGCAGACCCATCAGCACAAAGCGTCATGCTTCCGTACCCAAGTTGTTGTACAAAATTACCATACCCGCCATTTGTATTGTATTGAGTAAAGTTTAAACCGCCGTCTGTAGACACCCAAATCTTAAACCCATAAGAAAAAGTAAGAAGTGTTACAACTGAGGTCGATGCGATTGAAACAGCGCCACCTTGTATGTCTGCATTTGCAGGCACGCCATTTACAGTGTTAGTTGTCCAACTAGAACCGTTCGATGATTTATGGTAATAAACAACCCCAGAACTATTTACCGAAAATAATGTTATATCTGTTCCTGTGACGCACCCGCCTCTTAACTGATAAGTCCCGCCAAAACTACCTGATGACCAACTTGCGCCGCTATTGGTTGTGTAGTGATAGTTATTTGAACTAGAACCAAAAACAACCATAACCCCGCTTGAGCCTCCTAACCCAACTATATAACCACCAACACTAAGATATGTACTCGACCACGATGTCCCGTTTGTTGATCTAAATGTAAGTCCACCGTTGGTGGTTACCACAATGGCAGAGTTAGAAGCGGCTATGGAATACAAATCTACGGCTCCGCCGCCTAATGATGTGCTTGTCCATGAAGCGCCATTGTTGCTTGAAAAATGAACCCCATTTTCAGCGTTTAAACCCCCGCTTGGGTTGGCATAACCACCATAAACAGCAAAATGACCGAGACTAGAGGATGTTAAAGTTAACCCAGCGTTAGTCCAATAATTTGAGTCATACGTATATTGTTGACCAGTTGTAGACTGCGCCCAAGTGCCAGAAGCCGCAGAAAAACTAGATGTGTAAGCAACGCTGGTGCCAGAAGTTACTATGTTTGAACCCGTTTTTACAAATGCACCGTACCCTTTAATTAAGTCAAACACCACCGAAGTTGCTGGTGTTGTGTTTGCAACCGCCCTATTTATCCTACTTGGGTTGTAAACATAATAGGGAGTTCCTCCACTATTTGTAAACATTTGAAAAGAGTCACCATAAGTTCCCCCTGTGTACTGATTCCATGAAGTACCTGAAGAAG